GGTAAACGGTCAGAGGACCGGGAAAGCGAGGAAAAGAGGATGGAAAAGAACATGACACCAACCAACGGAATTGTGGAGCCGGATTTTTTAGAATATCTCAAAAAGACATTTAAGAAATGGCAGCAGTTACACGCCGAGGGCGTAACACTGGGCGGCCGTGAGATTGCCAAATTGACCGCCACCGTGCAGGGGGCAAAATTAAACGCACGTTTTGGATTTGAAGCAATAACACACCGGGGACTGGATGACGAGGGCCAGGACCGTTTTACACTTATGATTTATAAGAATCGGGAAGCGGTGGAAACGGAAAATCCGCTTTATCATTTCACTACACCAATTTACAGATAAGAAAGCGAGGATAAAAGTATGGGATTTATGGATGGATTTACAAGTGATGGCACCGTGGACATGAAGCACACGGAATATTACAACCTTATGAGAGAAGCGACCAAGGCGGAACTGATTGGCAATGCAGTAAAAGCAGACGTGCCGGGCTTTTATATCCAGGCAATGATTACCGGGAAAAAGCCGGAGTTTCTTAACACACTGGATGCAGAAGAGGAAAGCACGGGTTTTCATGCAGAATATGAGCAGATTACCGGGGCGGTGGTTACGATTTTTGAAGCCTGGATGAAAGAAAACGGCGTGGAGAGTACCGCCGCATCCTTACACCGCCTTATTGATACACTTGCCCAAAACCGTATTGAGGAATTGCGGACTATAAAAGTAAACCAGGAAGAACACCGGGAGCAGATAAAAGCGGCGTTTGAAGAAATGGAAAAGACTATGGGAGCCATGGCGAAAATGCCGCCTATTACCGTGCGTATGGATTTTGGAAGTAAGAAAGACCAGGCGGCAGCAGTGGAACCGAAAGAGAGTAAGGGCCAGGCCGTGGATTGTTGGAGTTGTGACACATGCGGCCATCATACGGGACTGAAATGTGATGCCGACAAATGTAAGGAATGTGAGGACGGAAGCAATTACACCCCGGAGAAGAAAAGCCAGGCAGCAGGGGAACGAGTCCAGGAAAGTGAGGACAAGGAAGAATGATTGTAATTTGCAATGATGCCATCAACCGGGCAATTAAATACCTGGAAGAAAACCATTCTGTAAAAGAAAAAGTATATTTACATATTGCAGAGGGATTTGACTGTATCGAAAGCCCAGACGGCCAAAAGGGATTTGGTTGTTACATTCCGTCTGAAAAGAGTATTTACCTTGCGGAAGAGATACCAGACAAGGAAACAAGCATTATAGAAACCCTGGCACATGAATACAAACACTTTATGCAGGATTGCCTGGGCCAGGAGTTTGACGAAAACGAAGCGGAACAATTTGCAAACCAGGTTTTAAAGGATATGGAAAGCGAGGACACAGACCATGGCAATGATTGAATTAAGAAAAGAAGTTGAAACGGCCGCCCTGGCAGAGTTAAACCGGGCAAATGCAAAATTTCCGTTATTTGCTTCCACCCATGAGGGGTACGCCGTGACGTTGGAAGAGGTAGAGGAAGCCCAGGAAGCCATGGACAATGTGAAATCTTCCATGGGCGTATTATGGGACCGGGTACGGGGCCGGGAAATTGCTCCTTTCCTGGAAAAGGAAACAAGCCCAACGGCGATTTACAACCAGGCTATTGATGCCGCTTGTGAAATGGTACAAGTGGCGGCCATGTTACTGAAATATGAAATGAGCCAGGCGGAAGCAGGACACCAGGCAATGGATAATTCTGGCATGGAAACGGGAAAGGTGGGATAGTATGGCGGTTTATGCGGTAGATTTTGACGACACCCTTGCCATTACCAGGTTCCCGGAAATCATAGAAGCAAAGCCAAAGATTGTGGCGGCCGTAAAACTGTTAAAAGCCCAGGGGCATAAAGTTATCCTCTGGACAAGCAGAGCCGGGAAAGACTTAGAAGCGGCGGTGGAATGGTGCAAGGCTCAAGGGATTGTATTTGATGCCATAAATGCACCATTGCCAGAACAGACGGCCATGTGGGGAAATGACACAAGAAAGATTTATGCAGACTTCTATATTGATGATAAGGCCATGAGGGTTGAAGAATTAGAAGTTATTATGGACCAGATTGTGGATATTGTGGATAAGTACAAGGTAAGCCAGTAAGGAAAGCGAGGAACTTAACATGGTAGCAGAATTACAGACGGTCAGCCGGGAAGCATGTACGGCAATGATAGAACACGCCTATGCCATGGGCTACATGGATGCCAAAGAGCGTGAAAGAAAGAGAAAAAAGGCATTAAGGGAAAAGCGAGAAAGAAAAAGGTATTTCATTACCCAAAAGTTACATGGGGTGGCGGTGCTTATCCTTACCGTGGTAGCAGTCAAATTATTGGACGGGGATGCAACCATAGCACTTTTCACGGTCCCGTTGGGTGTAACGCTGATTGCATCCAAAGAAATGCTGATTATCAATGAATATTACTGGAAATGCGAGGAAGAAAATGGAATTTGTAATTAAGGGCATGAAGTATAACACCGAGAAGATGGAAAAAGTGGCAGAGGTTAGAAAGTGGTACCGGGTAGATACTTTTTTTAACCCGTTCTATGTATCCGGGAAAAGAGGTTGGCCGGACATATCCGTGCGAATTATGGAAATCTGCAAAAGGAAATTGGCTTTTAACCCATGAGGAAGATTATAGCACGTATGGGGAAGCCATCCAGGAAGAGGAAGCAAAGAGCCTTTTAATGAGACATGCAACGGACATTTACGAAAAAATGTTTGGAGAATTGCCGGAAGCGTAAAAAGAAAAAGCGAAACCCGGTTGCAAGGTGGGGAACCAAAACAACCGGGTTGGAACTAACAAAGTCAGTATAGCACAACATATAGAAAAATAAAAGCACTTTCTACTATATATAGAAAAGAAAGGTGGAAAAGGGTTATGTTTTACATAATTATTGGAGTAGCAGCGGCGGCAATGCTGATTTTGGGCGGCCTGGCCGTTTTGGGTTTTGCAGTTGTCAAAATGGCAATAGACTGGCTTTTTGATTGAAATTTAATGAAGCGGAAGCACTTCTCCGTCCTTGTAATGGGTATTAGCATATCAGACACCTATATTTTATTTTGATACATAGGCAATAGATAAAGGCACCCTGGCAGCAGGGTAAGGGGCGTTTTACATAAAGGTGGGGAACTATGAGAAAAAGGCATTATGATGACTACGATTATGAGGAAGCATACCAAAAACAGATTGAGAACTTAGAGGAATGGGAATTGGAACGGTTGATGAAAGACGGAAAGGTGGAGTGCCTTTATAGGACTACCACCACGAAGTCAACAAACATCAAAAGTGGCACCACACTGTTAGAAGCCCAGGTGTACCCGTCCTTTAAAGATAAAAGCAATATGCCAGTGACGAAACAGAAAAGAGAAACCAGGCCGTCACAGAAAAACCTTAACGAGAAAAACGCAAGACGGTATTTAATACGCCTTGCCAATATCAATTTTGGGAAAGGGGATATTTGGGCTACGTTTGGGTGGAATGATGATTGTTTGCCGGACAGCGAAGAGAGAGCCAGGAAAGACATACAGAATTTCATCAAGCGGATAAACCGCCGCAGGAAAAAGGCCGGGCTTGAAAATGCAAAGTATATTTATATCCTGGCAATGGACGGCTACAAAAGGCCGCACTTCCACATTCTGTTATCCGGGGACGGGGTGGACCGGGACGAGTTAGAAGAATTATGGGGAAAATGTGACAGACCGAACACACGCAGGATAAAACCGGATGACGATTTTTTAATAACTGGCCTTGCCACATACATAACGCAGAACCCACACGGGACAAAGCGGTGGTGCCCGTCCAAGAATTTGCAGAAGCCGCCGGAACCAAGCCGCAGTTATTCAAAATTCAGAAAAGCCGGGGTTGAGAGAATGGCAAAGGATTTTGAAGAGTTAAAGGCACAAATGGAAAAGGCTTACCCAGGTTATAAATTCCTGGACGCAGAGGTTAAATACAACGGCTACAATGCGGCGTTTTATATTTACGCCCGTATGGTAAAAGCAGGAGCGAAAGGAGCGAGACAAAGGAAATGAAAACGGTAGCAATTATTAACTTAAAGGGCGGCGTTGCCAAGACCACAACCGCCGTGTCCCTTGCGGAATTACTGGCAGAGGGGGACAAGAGAAGAAAACGGCCTGGCAGCAGGGTATTGTTGTTTGATAACGACAAGCAGGGCAATGCTTCCCGGATTTTCGGAGCATATGAGAGGGAGCAGGAAGCCGGGGCGTGCCGGATTATTAAGACCGGACGAATTGCCGGGAACATCAGAGACACCGAAGTGGAGAACATGGACATTGTGACGTGCAATTATTTCATGGAGTTGGCAGAACTGGAAATAAAAGCCGACACCGTGAACACGCAACATGGGCGTTATAAGTCTGCCCTGGGGGAGATAGACGGGAAATATGATTTTTGCATTATCGACAATCCGCCGGATTTGGGCATGAATGTGATAAATGCCATGGTGGCGGCAGATGAAATAATAATACCCGTATGCCTTGACGCCTATTCACTGGACGGCCTGGAAGAGTTGGTGGAGCAGATAAACCAGATAAGGGCACTCAATCCCAAAACCAGGCTTGCCGGGGTCCTCATAACAGACTATGAGAAATCAGACACAAGCGAAGCGGCGGAAAGTTGGATAAGGGCAAAGAGCGGTTGCCCGGTATTCTCTCAAAAAATCAGACATTCCAAGAAAGCAAAGGACGCCACATTTTACCGTTTAACGCCGTTGCATTATAGCATACGCAGCGGAGCCGCCCAGGATTATAAAGCATTTGCGGCGGAATATGTGCAGAAATTTGGCGGACCGGCAGCAGGGGAAAGGAGTTAAGGGCATGGCATTTAATATTTTGGACATTATGAACGCAGCCACAAAGGCGGAAGCAGGACAGAACCGGGATTACCAGGACGTTGTGGTAAATTACCGGGATATTGTGGTTACAAAGCATAACAAGTATAGCATGGACGAGTTGCAGGAGATAGCAACGGGAATAGAAATGGACGGGTTGCAGCAGCCACTTGTATTAGGCCGTGTAAACGGGGAATATTGGTTGGTTTCCGGCCACCGCCGCCTGGGCGGTATTAAAATCCTGGTGGCAGAGGGAAAGGCCGGGTTTGAAAATGTGAAATGCCGCTATAAGGACATGACGGAAATAGAATTTAGAATTGCCCTTTTGGTGGGTAACACATTCAACCGGAAAATGACGGATTACGACCTTATGACCCAGGCAGCAGAGTGGAAAGAGGTATTGACCCAGGCAAGGAAAGAGGGGCTTTTAATCCTGGAAGCCGGGGAACGGGTCCGGGATTATGTGGCCGCCGTCATGGGGGAAAAGGTGCCGAAGATACGGACCCTTAACACCATTCACGACAATGCCACGCCGGAAGTCAAAGAGCAGTTTAAAAACGGCAACCTGGGAATTACGGCGGCCATGGAAGCGGCAAAAGCGGACGAGGGCACCCAAAAGGAGATTGCCCAGGCAGCAGAGGACAAGGGCGGACTGGGAGCCGAGGAAATAAAAGCCATGGCAGAGGAAAAGAGACACCGAAAGACCAAGGAAGAGGAAACCAGGGAAGCCAGTGTGTCAGATACCGACACAACCGAGGAAGAAAAGGAAAATGCCAGGAAGTTGCACGCCGTAAAGATGATTGAAAAATATTATA